AGAGGATGGTTCGCTATTGGTTTGTTCAGGGTTGAAGGGAAGGTCGGTTTTCTTCCGATCTTCATTTTCTTTCTTGACATGCTCGAACAGCATCAAAGAAACCTCAAGAACATCAGCAAACGTTTCAGAAGTTTCAACCAATTCAACGAACTTGTTTTCTTCCTGAGAAAATGGGACAGGAGTAAAGAGTCCGATCTTAAAGTGAAGGTTGATGCGATCAATCAGATTCATCTTGCTCAGATCTTCATCAGCAATGCTGAAGAAGTCATCATCAGAAAGTTCTTTGTATCCTTTGTGAAAGGTCTTAGCAAACCCAGGAAACTTACGCTTCATCAAACGCTCGATGCGAGCATCTTCAACAACGTTCACAAAGGAAGGAGGAACGTTCTTGTAGTTATCTTCACGCCAGTCAATGTTGGGGGTATACAGTGCATGACCAACTTCATGACCAACCAGTAGGTCATAGACAATGGAGGAAGCTTTCTGCCACATAGGCAGAGTCAAAACACGTTCTTGTACGTCAAAGGATGCAGTGCTGACTTGCTTGTGCTCAACGATCAGGTTTTCAGTAGCGAGCAGGCGAGCAAGGTTGTCTTTGACTTCGTGGGAAAAGGCGATCATTGGAAGTCCGAATCAGTATGGACATATGATACAGAAAAAGGTCGCCCTTTCGGACGACCCATGTGACGCTTTTTAAATTGTCTGAGCGCCTCCTTACGTGCTCTCATTGCCTGAGGTTTCAGGCGGCGCTTCTGATCCTTCTTACTGTGGTGTTGCCAGTTAGGTACTTTCATTGATCTGTACGGGTTTGGAGAAGTTCTTGACCTTCTTGAACTGTATCACATTATCGAACTTATCGTGCAGGATGTCCTGCTTGTGTGAGATAACGAACACATTGTTACCCTCCGTAATGTTCCGAAGGATGTTGATAAAGTCAGCAGTGCCGTTACTATCTAGCGAACTGTCAAAAACTTCGTCCAAAATGAGAAGGTTGGTATTGACCGAGTTCTTCAGTTTGGCAACCTCTCTCCAAGTGAACAGCAGTGCCAGATCGATCCTCATCTTCTCACCCTCAGAGAAAGAAGCGTAAGAAAACTCATCTCTGAATCTGGACTTGATCGTTTCATTAAAAGTATCGTCAAGATTAAAATTCACATAGAACTCAAGTTCTTGAAGATACTTATTGATCAGGGTGTTCATAACAGGAAGATACTTCTTGATGATACTGGACTTGACTCCACCATCTTTAAGAATCTCAGCAACCATCTTAAGTTCAGTTTGCTTTTTAATCAACTGACGACGTTGCAGTTCCTGGGACTTACCTTGCTCGATCAAGGTTTTGATCTTCTCTGTTTCCTCAACAATAAGAGAATCATTAGAGTTGATAGATCCAATCTCCGTCAGAGTTTCAGCAACCCTCTTTTCATTCCATTCTACCTCTTTGAAGCACTCTCTAATTTTAGATTGCACCTCACTGATGGTGTCAAGAATTTCCTTTCTCTCAGAAAGAACTTTATTGACTTCCTTCTGATCGTTAGAAAGTTTATCAAGTGCTTGCTTGAACTTTTCAATTTTACCAGTCGTTTCGGCAACCTTGGTCTCTTTAAGATCTTCACTGATCTCTTGATTACAAGTAGGGCAACTAGCGTTGTTGGTAAAGAACTTTTGCTCTTTCGTCAACTCCTTGATCTTACCACTAAAGGTAATGTCATACTCTCTGAGTTTATTGACCCTAGCATCAATATCAGAATACTTCTCAACCTCTTCGTTTAAATCATCCATTCTAGACATGTAACTTTCAACTTGTTCTTTCTTAAGTCGAATGTTTTCTTCTAGGACTGAGATGACATTCTCTTTCTCTTCTTTGTTCTGCTCACTCTGATCTTTGAGATTCTGAATGTACTTACGTTGTACATCCACTTTCTCTCTCAAGATTGAGACAGCATACTCAAGATCACTAACCTCTTCCTTTGCAATTTTAACTCTCTCTTTCAGAATCACATTCATAGTAGAAAAGATTCTGATGTCAAGGATGTCTTCGATGACTTCCCTTCGACCAGCAGCAGGTAACTGCATGAAAGGAACAAAAGTAGAAGAACCAAGAACAACAATCTGAGTAAATGATTTGTAGTTGAGTTTCAAAACATTTTGCTCTAACCACTTCTGCTGATCAACAGCAGCTGCAGTTTGATCTAGGATACTATCGTTCTTATAGATTTCAAAGATGGTGGGTTTCATGCCACGAACAACTTTCCAGTTGATGCTACCAATTTGAAATTCTATCTCAACTTTACAATCTCCATGATTGATTGTATTGACAAGTTGAGGTTTATTAATCTTTCGAAATGGTTTGTTGAAAAGACCAAAGCAGAGAGCATCCAGAATAGTGGATTTGCCTGCTCCATTTTCTCCAACGATGAGTGTCTTTTGATGAGTTGTTAAATCAATTTCAGTAAAGTTATTTCCTGTACTCAGGAAATTTTTCCATTTAATAGTTTTAAATTCAATCATCTACTTTGGGGGGAAATAAAATGTCATCAGGGGTGACTATGCAATATGCATAACCATGTTCTTCGCAAATCTCAATTGCTAAATCATCATCGACTTCAATTACAGTCATCTCAGGATAGTCATCTGCGAACAAAAGTTCAGAGTGCCTTTCAGCATCCTCCTCGTCTAGAAAAAGATACAGAACGTTAGTGTCCCCCACTTGGGGGGCATATGCTCCTTCGTTTTCTTTACCTTTAACTGTTAACAGATACATTATTCTACTTGAAGAGATTCAACGTATATTGAATTTATAATGTTTTTGAGATTGTCTTTTTCTTCGTAGTCAATTTCATCGATGTACTTTTCAAGGAATGAAAGAGTACCTTCAACTTCGATATCACCATTGGTTTGAATTTCCTCATGAGTATTGTCAATGATTTTTAATTCATGAATACCCACCTGATAGAGGCGTTCAACAAACATATCAAAGTCATAGTAGTTCTTTTTCTTCTCTACAATCAACTTGATAAACTTGTCCTTGTAATGCTCTCCACTGATCATAGCATAGTTTGTGGTCTCATCATTGTAAAAGATCTTCTCAAACATGTTGATCGGATTCTTAATGAATTGCAGTTTAGCAGTTTCAGTGTCAAACAAATGAAACCCACGAACATCTCCATAGTCATTCCAATACATTTGATATGGGTTACCCAGATAGTAAATGTTATCGGAGTGTGACCTGTGATGGAAGTGCCCAGAAAATACTTTCTTGAATTTAGAAAAGACATCACGACTCATGCCATGATCCATGTAGTATCCAACGTGTGCCTCAAACCCAGACAACTCAAGATGACCCATTGCAATTTTTGCTTTGGTGTTTGAGATCTCTTCAAAGGTTTCGGTCTCATTCTCAACGCAAATCCAAGGGACAAAGCAGATGTCCATACCACCAACATTAAGTGTTTGTGGATTAGTGATCTGAACAATATTAGGATACTCAGTCAATAACAGTTTAACTGCATTCAGGTCTAGAGTATTCTTATAGTAGGAAGTGTGGTTACCAACCACTGTATATACAGCACAACCACGGTCAGCAAGTTTGCTGTAGTAGTTTTCCTTTGCCCAATCCAGTGACCAGAAATCAATTGACTTACGATTGTCAAAGGTATCTCCAAGATCGATGACAGTATCAATCTTATGCTTGTCTAGGGTTGGAAAGAAGACCTCATCATAAAATCTCTTCATGTAATCATGAAAGATCTGACTACCCTTCCTCATACCGAAGTGCTGGTCAGTGATAATCGCAACCTTCATTTCAACCCCTCATTTTTTGTTCAAGCGAATTTTTAATGCCGTCGTAATACACATCGTTGCCAAGTTCGTCAGCAGTGAATACCTCACTGTACCCTGACTTCTCGATCATCTTTTGTCTGATGTCAACTTGCTTCTTCTCCTTCTGGATTCTACGAAGAAAAGCGTAGTAGATGATCTGAGTAAAATAAGCGAAAGGGTTCTTTGACTTCTCGGGATCAAAGTTATCAATGTATGTAATGCAGTTTTCGATACCATCGCCAATCATGTCATCCTTGAACATGTAGTTGACGAAGTTTGGTTTGTAGGAAAGGTGGGTGGCAATCTTAAGGAAGCACCCTCCAATGTACTCACCGACAGGTGGTTTTGGATCGCCATTTTTTTGTGCTGCTTCTACTCGGTTCTTATACTGGATAATAGCGTGTAAGAAGTCCTTGTTGTTTACGTAATGTTCTTTTTGTTTTGACATTGAAACTAAATTGTCTTCTCATGACATTGTAGCACATAAAGGGGGGCTTGACAAGACCCCCGTATCTGTGTATAATAACTGGGTCAACAGTTCAGAGAAGCTTTAAGTACTTAAGATTCTTTATTATCTTTGATATCTTCTAAGAATACTTTCTCTAGTAACTCTCTAGCATCATCTATAGAGGATATCAATCCCATATCATTGTCTAATGGAATATGACCTCTAACTCTCTTTCTAGGAGTATGGGGTCTTTTTTTATTGTTAATGTTATCTAGTTTATCAAGACCTGATCTATAAAAGTTTATTACATGAGTTGGAACTTCAGTAATAGTTACTAGATCTTCACCTGAAATAGTGAATTGAGATCGATGAGACACTTTCATCCATGCTTTAAGTTTCATACCCTGAATTACTCCAGGGATATCAATCTCTTCTACCTCTATTGGATTTTCTATTACAAGAGTATCAGTTTCAGGATTGGCGTTTTTTACATAGCATAAGATTTCTTCTCCAGTTTTAAATTTGATACTTGCGTAAAATGGTCCCATACTTAGTTCTTTAATTTAACGTTGATTATCTCATAATCAAAATTCTCTTGATTATAGATCTTTACTCTTTCAAAAAGATGGCGCAAAGTATAGTTTGGATTGTTTGAATCTTTTGATGTGTCATCAGCAATATCATAAAGAACTGCTGTATTTTTGTTTTCTCCTTTCCTTAATACCCTACCAATTGACTGGAGGTTTCTTACCCTGGATTTTGAAGGGGAAGCAAAAATAATGTTGTGTAAGTTCTTAATGTTGATGCCTGTGGAAAAAGTACCATAACTAGCGATGATGATTGCGTTGGACTCCTGCTCAGTGATTGCTCGGATTTCCTCTCGGTCCTTTACATCAATCCCACCGTGTACGAAGAATACTTTTCTTCCATCCTTTGCACTATTATTTATTAATTCATATAGTGGTTCACCATGGCGTTCAACATAGTTGAATAGTACCAAGGTGTTACCTGAAAGATCTAATGAAAGATTTTTGATAAAGTTGTTCCTTCTAGGATGTGAGACCAAATAATCAATCTCTTCATGATAACTGTCAAACTTGACATGGTTATGCCTCAGTGATATAATCTTGATCTTTAATCTAGAAAGATGCCCTTGTTTAATTAGCTCATTTGTGTTTGTGATCTTTTCGTGAGGACCGAACAAACCCTCTAGGACAAGTTTATTTGTCTTGCTACCGTCTAGGGTTCCAGTAAATCCAACACGATACTTGGCATGATGTAGTTTGGTAAGAATATCTGTCAAGGACTTTGCCTTAAAAAGATGCGCCTCGTCTCCGATAACAGCACTGAAGCATTCGAAATACTTCCTTTGCTGCTTATAGATTGACTGCCATGTAGTAATAGTTACTGGTTTTGGAGATACTTTCTCATGACCAGCATATACTTTATGACAAAACTCTTCGGCATCCCAACTATAAGATTCAAAATCCTTGTACATTTGTTCGACAAGGGAGGTGGTTGGAACCACAATCAAAATCTTCTGACCAGTTTCTTGAAGAAAACGGACAATAGAATAGATCATGAAGGACTTACCTGATCCCGTAGGAGATACGATCAGTTTCCTTCTCTTTCTCAGTGCTTCGTAAATTGCTTTGTACTGATAGTCCCTTGCCTTAATAGGTGAGAAACGTTTAGTAAATGATTTTACTCCATCAAAAGATACCAACTCATCTTCGGCATTGGGCATACCAAAGAAGTCGTTGTCTGCATATTCAAAACTATACTGACGCTCTTGACAGAACTGTTCAATATACTCTCTCAACCCAGCATAGATTTCTCCTGTGCCAGGTGAGAATAATCTGATCTTTCCATCCCAATACTTCTGTCTGTAGGCAGGCATGAACTTTGCCCCCTCTACTTCAAAAGTAAAGTGATCAGATAACTCGTATGAAATATGGGGTGGTGTCTTTAGTTGAAGGTATACTTCATTTTTCTTTCGGATAATAACGTCACTCATCTATACCTCTAGAATATCTTAACCAATCAATCGCATTTTTAATTTGAAAAGAACGATTGTTAATATTATTTAGAATCTCTTTTACAGTGCTCTCTAACTTCTCATACAGATCTACCATTGCCCTTAATCTGATAATCTCATCATCGGCATTGATGTAGATTTGAACTTCGGTCTTCATGATCTTTTCATCAGGGGCATCCTCTTCCCTGCCCATATAATAACTATACTTCTGTTTGTATATTCTGTTGTACTCGTATTCTTTTTCTTTTTTCAGTAATTGAATTCTCAAATACTTGTCAATCCATTTAGAGTGAAGAATTGGAATGTTTCTTGCTGCTTCAAATAGGTCATCACCCATATCAGCATCTATTCTCCACTCATCAATAATCTGATTTTGTAAACTCATAATGTCAGTTGTTTGTCGTTTTTATCTAAAAGTTTAAAGTACGTGTACTTGAACGTGATAGTCGCTCTTAAATACTCAATGTCGGTAACCTCAGTTGAGTATTCCATAGGAGTCAAACTTACAGGAAACGCATTATAAAAATGAGCTTTGGTTGAAATATTGAAATTACTATTTAAAATGTGCAAATCAATATCTACTTGATCTAAAAATTCATCAGATGATTTATCAATTTGATAATTTTTATCCTTCATCTCTTTAGCAAAATCTCTCCACTGAGTAGATTTCTGAGGATATGTCATACCAACCATCCAGTTGTGAATTAATGAATAGTTAGTACATGATTCATCAACTAAAAAAGTAACAGAAAGATCATCATAATTTAATTTGTCACCTGCCAGTTGAAAGTCATTGTATGGGGTTGCCTGCATAGGACCACCCATGCTGACACCAGGAAGATTTACACTGGTGCATTGAAACGCAATACTTTCAAATCCAGGTATTACTAATTTAAATCCCGATGGGGACAAAAAGTTTTCGTTACAGAGGGTCATTGATAGAATCCTTCACGTTTATATTTATAGGCATAAAAAAAGGACCCCCGAAGGGGTCCAGTAAAATGTGAATGGATCACATGAGGTTTGCAACAGAAACTCTTCTGTAGTAAACGTTTGCAC